TTAAGCATATTGGTATGTATTTCTTACTTTATCAACTGATAGTATATTAGCCAATTTCAGCATTCTAACTTGTTGTTTTTGCATGCAATACACTAATACACGATCTTCATATATCTTCCTAACAATTACAGTTCTTTGAGAGAAATCTCCAGAACTCTTTAAATAAATTAATTCGATTGGTATTTTTTGATTGAACGAACACTTAAGTAAGTGATTCATAAGATGACCTCCACAAGAACATTTGTTTGCATAAATTATAGAACAACTGTTCTGTTTCGTCAATATATTACAAACTAACATTTACAGTTGTTGTATGAAATTGGTATGATTTAGGTATAAATCTATGGAGGGAAACTATATGAAAAAACCGTTTTATAAAAAATGGTGGGTTTGGATTATTGCTGCACTAATAATAATTTTTGTTGCTGCTGGTGTTAGTGGCAATAAAAAAGATAGCACTAAACCTGCGATTGCAGAAAATAAAGAAACTAAATTAACAGTAGATGAATACAAACAAAGAGTAGAAAAAGCATTGAAAGAAATGGGAGAAAAAACAAAGTTGAAAATTAATTCAACTGAAGTATTAGAAGATGGCAGAACCTCAATCGGTTTATCAAATAATATTTTTATCTTCTTAGACACCGATAAGGATAAACATATTAAAAAGGCTTCGCTAGCTATGACACCAAATGCTTTCTTTACTGAGCAAAAAGATTTCAAATTCGCCTTCTTATTATTAATAGGAACAATAGATGATTCATTGAGTTTTGGAGAACGTAATTTAGTTAAACAAGAACTTGGTCTTAGTGACGAAACAGTATTTAGTAAAGATCATACAAAGGTTTATCAAAAGAATAAAATAAGGTATACATATAAAGGTAGTATAAAAGAAAACTTTATTCTACAAGCGGAATTGCGAAAGTAGGTGTTTAAAATAAAAAGAGATTCTAACGTTATGAAAGTTGTTAGCTCTATATTCAGGGGATTTCGTTTAATTAGCAGAATTATAAATCCAATATTAAAGGCATTATCTAAAAGTAAATTTTAATTACATAGAAATGACTCATTTAGCATATATTATTTATGCATCTAGAGAATCACCACATTTTTGACGCCTTCTTACCGGAGAAGGTGTTTTTTTGTTTTCACAGCATGTTAGGCACTTTAGAAGCATATAATAAACTGCTCCTGGCATGATGCCATTTTATATACAGAAAAACACTCCCGTTCACAACAGCAGGAGTGTTTTTCTCATATTTCAGTCTGTTACTACATAAAATAAAATCGCACGTGTTCCTCTTGTATAGTAAGCATCCCATGTAGCCAGAGTACTCCTCAAGAGCACTCTGGTTTTTATTATTCATTTTAATAAAACTATTCTTTTGTACAGTAATATGTTTTATTTTTCAAACTTCACATATTCACCAGAAACCCATTGGTCTCCACCAACATTATACCAACCGTCTCTATATCCCCACGACTGATACTGTTCTCCTTGGTACACATTTTTTACAATGCCGTATTTAGTTCCTGGACCTCTACGAACACGCAATACATCTGCTGTAATAGTAACTACTCCTACACCATTATTGACTAATTGCGAACTTGTTGGTGTACTTTCTCCAGTATAACGAATGTATGATGAATCATTATAAATCCACTGATCCCCACCAAGGTTTAACCATCCATTTGATTGTCCCCATACTTCGTAGGACTCACCTTTACCTAATTGACGAATAACCCCGTATCCAGTACCTGGACCTTTACGAAGGTTAATGCCATTCCCCTCAATATATGCAATACCCGTCCCGTTAGTGGACGGTGGAATAAGCGTAGGAGTTATTTTACCATCTCCATTGTATGCATTTTGGACTCTTTCAATAAAGTTATTCCAACGTCCTTCTGCCAACATACGATGAGGACAGTACTTCCCACTCCATGATTGATGTGTACGAACTTTATGAATTGGAATATCATACTGTTTCATTAATTGCGCTACAACAATAGTTGCATTGTCTTCCGCTTTATAATATCTAGCTCCACCACTTAAAGAATAACAGATTTCTACACTAATAGATTCTCGATTACCTGAACCGTTTCCATCACCACAAGCCCATGCATTACGCTCTAAAGGCAGACCTTGTACAGCTTCTTTATCATCTACCGCAACGTGAAATGAAACCTGGTTATCATTACGAATCATATAGGCTACTTCATTTTCTGCTGTAGCATCGTTGTAAGTATTGTGGACTGTAATGAATTCCGGATTCATTGTGTAAGGACACTTTATACCATATTTACTTGGGTCAACTAATTTTTTTCTAATTTCCATTATTGAACATCTCCCTTTTTCTCTTCTTGTTTTTGTTTACCACCTAAAATTTCGACTGCATTTGTTAAAGCTGAAGGCAAAGGTATTCCCATACGCCCTGCATTTTCTAAAAGCGAAAGCAACTCATTTCCGATAAAGAAAAAGATTGTTGCTTCACGAAGAGCACTATTTGAACCCACAATTGCATCTGCTTGAGTAGCTGCTGCAACTAAAAGAAAAAGCACCACCTTTTTGGCGATGCCTTTGAAACCAACTTTACTTTTTAACTCTCCGTTATATCCTGCTGCAATTACTCCCGTTATATAGTCGATTGCTGCCATGATTACTAGAACTTTCAATGTTGTATCCCACCCTCCTAAAAAGTAACCACAGAAGCCACCGAAAGTGGCAATAAAAGCTTTTAACAATACATCAATACGATCCATCTTTTCATCTCCTTTTTTAGCAATAAAAAAAAGACCAGCTATTGCTGCTCCTGCTCTGTTTGTGTGTTATTTTCATTAGTTGGTGTTGGCGGTTCTTGAGATGGATAATTCCCTGTAAGTGATGTATAACACTCTAAACAAATGTTCTTTTTCGCAAATCCCATATCTAGTGGGTATAAACGCGCTCCGCGTTTACATATTTCACACAGCGTAGCAATTCGAAACTTTACCGTCCCATCCATCTCTCTCCATACTTCAACCCTGCTAATACCTTGTAGAATACCTGCATTATTTAACATATCAGCAGGTATTTGAACAAAAACCCCTGTCTCTGTGCGCTCTGCATCCACCAACCTCCCCATAAAAGGAAAACTTTCACCTGCTTGAAGTGGCATCATTTGATTTTTATTCATTCTTACTTCTCCTTTCTATCCAAGTGCGTTAAATTTCCAACCGCTTGGAGTACTCGCATAAAAACCCGATCCCATGTTACCGTCTGTAAAACGAATATGACCCCATTGTTGGAATCCACCGCCACCTAAGTTAATTCCCTGCATTGCTCGTATATTCCTAAAGATTTTCACTTCTTTTTCAGTACTTATATCAAACGTTTGTCCGTCTGGTGCTGGAGATATATTATTATTCACACCACCTACAGCAAGTGCGTTAAACGGTTGAATGCCATCTGCTCTTTCTGCTGCAGCACGATCCCAATTATACATAGATGCATATTTGCCACTATATAGCGTTACACCACTTACACAAATCGCTGTCCCTTGTCTCATGTCAGCATTTCCAGAACAAACTTTAATAATTAATGCGTGTTGTTGTGGAATATAGTTTGTCGGCACTTTGAAAGTGAAAGAGTACCTTCTGATTTCTCCATAAAATGTAGACGGTTCAGGAAAATCCATCTTTTGTTCACTCAATATGTCGTAACTTACGTTGTCTCGGAATTTTACGCAGCATACTTGTAAACGTGGTTTCCCTGTTTTACGCACACCATTTATCATAGACGTTCTAAAGTGCGCAGAAACTGTATATTCGTTACCAGGATGTATCCCATTATTCACGACTGTTTCTGGATAGTTATACATATCTACCCTTGCAGCATTCACCATTTGCTCGTAATCGAATATATGTGTATTCTTTTCTATTACGACATTTCCCCATGACTTCCAAGTAAGACCATATCCACCTTCAAACCCATAATAATCGCTATGTCCGATGTTTTTCTTTGTAACACTAGAAAAGTCGGGATCTGCTATTAGGTTTCGTCTTGATACCGCAGTTGTTTTTGTGCCCCATTCGTCTTGGAATAGGAAGTCTAGCATTTTAACAGTTACACCATCTTTATCAATGGTTATCTTATCACCATCAATTCTAATAAGATTCGTATCAATGCCTTTTGCAGTTAACCATTTCACCATTGTATCGGCATTAATATTCAATTTCTCAGCATCGATTATAATCTTACCAGGTGACATATTAATAGAAGTAATGATACCGTCTTTTAAAATTTGTGCTAAGATCCCTTCATCTAATACCTGTAACTTCGATTCTGTTTTCTTTACATAGGCATTATAGGTCTCATTAATAAAACTTTCCTGTTTTTTTGAAATGATAGTAACGCCTTCTTCATTAGTAGCGATACTTCTTTCTAATTCGGTTACTTTCTTATCGTAATCTTTAGTTGCTATCTTATCGGCCAATTCTTCCATGATTTTATCTTTATCTACAATATCAACAGGGTTCTCCATAAATGAAGAAGGTGTATCACCAATTTGTAGCATGGGTTGTGCCATCCATAGACGACCATTTTTACGAACCCAAAACAGCACTTTAACTTTTTTTGTGCCTTCGACTAATAGCCCTGCCACATGTGTACGAATCCATGTTCCTTGTAAAATAGTTATTTCTTGCAAGTAACTTTTAATCATTTTATTGTTTACATCGTAACATTGGAGCTCGATAGCAGCTCCGGCATCTATACTAGCTTTGTTATCTGTATAAAAGTAAGCAGAGAAAACATAATTCCATCCAGGCCCAGCGTTTATGTAATCGTGCGATGCTCCTTTATACAAATTACTCGCATTACCTGTAGTAATAACACTAAGTGAATTGCATCCCTTATAAGTGACTTGTGTATCTCTTGTTGTGCCTGATTGAAGAACCCAATATTTTGTATCATTCTTCCAAAGAACATTCCGTAATACAGTTTGATTACCGATTCCACCAACATAATCTTCAACATCTTTCTTTTTCATTGCTATTTTCAATTCGTCAGAATGTTGCTGTATGGTTGTAGCAGCCTGTGTTAATGTTTTTCCTTGCTGAGTTTGTATTTCCTGTATTTTCTTTACATCACTCGTTATCCCTTCGGCGTTCTTCGTAATCTCCGTTACTTTCTGATTGAATAAATTTTCTTTTATCCCATCTTCCGGAGATGGAGCGAATGCTTTTGGCATAGATCCTTTTAACACAGATACATTTTTAAAGTAGCACTCACTACCATCAGCAGAACGATCACCATAAATATACAAACTAAAACCTTTTTTCATATCTGATTTATCATGTAATTTCATTGTTGTATGAACTCGAACCCACTTTTTAACAGGTTCGATGGTCAATTCTGGCGTACCTCCACTATGAAAGCCCATTGTATTGTTACCCTCAATAAAGTGGTGTAATCCTACCGCTATTTTGTTGTTTGCTGTTTCTGTCCATACATCTAAGGCAATCGTGTACGTATCACCTGGCTGGAAATCATTTCGAAAACTAACTGGCATTTCTTGAGGTATTCCAAGCCACCTTTTAGCTAGACCGAATTGACCGTTTTTGTTTATTACGGCAATTACAGGATACCCAAACTTTTTGTCATCAACGTGCATATGATAACCCTTTGTAGGATCTGTTGTTCCAGCGTTATAACCTGTTGCCCAATTACCAGCGCGCAAATTACCGTTTAGGTTCTTATCCCATTGCAGGTCGTTATCGGCCCAATAGTGTGTGAAATCTCCGTTACGTACATAGTTACGATCACCGGCATCATTAATGATAGATTCCGTTTTTTCAATACGCTCTTTTACACCCTCGAAACTTTGCTCCAACTCATAAGTCGATTTTGTAAAACCTGTAGGAACAGAACCTTTTTCTAGTTTAGGTTTCTTGAAACGAAATTTCTTACCCTTTGAATTTTCGTTTCTTTCAAATCTTAATCGTAATCCCCATCCAGTTGCTCGCGCATCAATTTTAAATGTAAATGATCTTCTAGACCAATTAGCGACAGGGAATCTATTGTACAAGTTTTCTGCCCAAACTCCATTAATAAATTGGAATACAAGTAAATCAATAGGAACATCGTTTTGCATATCGATACTAAATGTCATATCTTTCTCTTTTTCGTAGTCGCCCATCTTAGTATTATCTAGATGGAATTGGTAGAAAGAGTCGGTATGATCTGTACATTCTACGATCATGTAATCCTCAGTGAACGATTGAGCAGCTTTGTTAACTAGTGCGCCTCCAGACATTCCAATTGTTTGTGGCTTTTGATTTCGCCCAGTATTGATTAGCCAGTTTTCAACGCCCACTGTACGAGATTCAACTTGCTCTAATTTTTTAGAGATTCTCCCAGCTTCTTCTTTTATTTCAGTTGTTATCTTGGTGAAAACATTACCATCTGCAATATCTTCAGGAGCTGGCCGCCAAGAATATTCTTTGCTTCCTATAGTCAATTGTGGTGAACTCTGCTGATACCAACAACCAGCAGGAAGGTTTGCATCAGGTTCTATACGTAAATGACTCTCATTATCTGTTCCTGTTGATACCATCATGCCCGCTGTCACTAAAAACGAAACACTTACACGTTGCCATTGATTAGTAGATTTATTTGGACGGATTCCGGTAGCCCCTGCTGCAAAATAGAAAGTGTGTTGTAAGTCTTGGCCATTCGGTAAACCTTTTACTCGAGTATAAATAGAATAGGTTACTTTATCTCCTACTTTGACAACTCCCCGATCCACCAAATCTTTGAAATTATAAGCCAAAGCAGTCCATGATGATTGAGTTTCTACGACTGCATTACCTTGAAAAACATCCTTTGAAATTTTAACTTTATCTCCTGATTTAAGCCACCAACGATTGTCTGCTTGTGCCCAGGTCAAAGCACCATCAAAAGATTTGGAACCGATTAACAAGTTGCTTACATCGTCATTAATGTTTGCTACACTTTCTTTAACTTCTGAAATAACTTTCGTATTTCCGTCCACATCACTTACTAAGGTGTTGACCTTACTTGTAGTCTCAGTACTATTTTTCGTTAATGTTTCAATAGACAATTTAAATTTCTCAGAATCCTGTTCAACCTGGGTTACTTTTTTATCAATTTCACCTTGATCTCTTTGTACATCAGAAATAGTTCTCGTAACTTTTGAAAGACCCTCTGTTACTGTATTAAATTGCCCAGTAGCTTCTTCTTGCGCTTCTTCCACTTTCTTATTTAATTCTTCTTTTGTGAGTTTAATATCCTTACTCACCTGCTCCAGTGTATCTTTTTTAATTGATTCCACATCAGGAATAAGGTGTTCCCAACCTTTCCCATTCCACACTTTTAAAATACCAGGTTTACCGTTACTAATATCTCGCCATAATGTTTTACCCACTATAAGATTATCGGTCGGTGGATTTTTAGCTTCAATAATATTTACCGTATTATTTTTAAGATTCTCTTGAACTTTCTCTGCCAACTCTTTCGCTGCTTGGGATTCTTTTCGTATCGTTTCAATTGTTTTTTCATTCTCTTTTACCAATTTCTCTAGCTGATCTAGCATTTCTTGCTTACTACCTAACGAACCAAGAATTTGATTATAAATCTTTCGTAATTCTTCGTTAGGATCTACAATTTCTCGATAATCTCCAAATACATATTTATCTTGTGTAGGATCAGTAAAAGATTCGTCTCCAGCTATTGCTCTTGCTTCTAAATAAAGTTTTGGTGTAAAACCTGTATCTTTAATTCGGATTGTGTCCCCCTCATTAATCAATTCATGCGCTAATCCAAATACACGTCCTATGGATGCCGCTTTTACCTCATAAGAAACAGACGCATTTACACATTTCTTCATTTCTATTTCCATTAAAGTTTTCAGACGTTCAGGAGACATGTTTTCATTGTCAGTTTCCGGACTATAAAAACCGAATTTATGTTTACCTTTTTCATTCCATCGTTGAAAAGCATCAATATTAGTAATATAAGGAAGACCATTATTAATTTTTTCTATCGTAATAATGTTATCGCCTTCACCTTTCACAAAACCAATTAAAGCTGTACAGATATTTTGCGAGTTCTCAATTCGCTTAATTCCAATTAAATCTTTCCCTAATTCAATTGTTTTCCCTGTATCCTGCCCGCGTTTTTTCACCATATCAACATACCGTTCGATATGATTCCCTACAACCTCAGTTCGATATTGAATTTCTAGTTCAAATAGAGAAGCAATCTTTTTCAAAAAACTTAATGGATCAATAAATTCATCAACGGTCATAGAACGGAAACTTTCATAAGAAATATTTCCTTTTTTCCATTTCGTTCCCTTAAGAGCTATATCTACATACTCCGCTACTGTTTTTGCTTCAAACTTTTGCGGATCAATATAATTTGCTTTACCCAGTAAAATCCATTCACCAGACGCGTAGGTTGTAAGGGATCTATTATTAGAATCTTTTTCTGTTTCAGTAATTGTGTATGGAACAATTCGTCCACCCCTTACCTCTTTTAAGACCAAATTTTGTTGTGTAAGCGCTGCGGCTTCTTTTGTACCATCAAAAACCGTAAAATCTAGCTTATCAACATTATTTTTAATCTCCCAATGCCTATTGTCATTCCAATAATCCTTTGATTGAATCGCTCCGATAATTTGATCTGTTTGTGAATCAACAACATGTAATATTCCACTTGGTGTTCTCATCTAAATCGCTCCCTATATGTAACCTTTGCTGTTCCTATATCGGAAGGTATGATTTCAAGTTTATTCGTACCTTTATTGATAACAGGAAAATTACTAAAAATATCTTTTATGTTAATAGCGTTTTTCCCTTCAATACTGACATGACTGCTTTCTGTATCAATCACGACTTTGTCACCAACATCGACTATATAAGGCGGTGTACTTTGATTATTTAAATTCACTTTCCAAAATTTCAAATCAGAAACTGTCATCGCTTCTACTGGCGGAACATCTTGCCACTGCATGATACTGATCTGTATTTGAGCTGCTTTTTCCATATGTTTATTGTCTTTATCGGTCCATCTTGCAAAGCGTTCTGAATCATCCTTTTCTGTTCCAGGAAGAAATTTTGAAATATAAGCTTCCCAATCATTACCGGTTCTAGCAATCCACAACCTACCATAATACTGATTCCATGTATTCGGATAATCACCACTCTCATAAATTAAACCTGTTTTTCCAGGCTTATTATCATATCCAATTACCATCGTCCCAAAATTTTGTTCAGCTTGCCAATAGAGGTCGTTCATAGCAATCTTTGAAAGAACTTTGCTGTTTTCATCGAGTATCGCTATCTCAACTCGTCCCATTTCATTAATGTTTTTACTCTTACATGTAACATGGGCTTGCATAATAAAATCTTCTACTGGTCCACCAGGGATACTCTTCTTAACAGCTGCACCATGCCATCCATTACCCGATCCATAGTCCGAACAATAGAATTGGTAACTATCTGTTTTCATTTCACCAACTGGATTACCATCTTCCATAGAACTAACCTTACTCCACCCTACAGTTGTGGACATATCATCCCATATAAGACGTTGATTTCTTTCTACAGGCAATTGCTCCATTTTTAATGGCATTCCAATACGAAAATAATCCGGTTCCTTTGCATTTTTATCTTCAAACCATACATCTAAAAAAGTATGTGGCTTTGTAATATCAATTTCAATAATGGGATTTGAATGTACAGATCCTTTGTTTTTGACATTGGCAATTAACCCTCTACCATCATTTTCAAAATCAACCGTTTTCTCATTTCCTAACTTATAAGGCATTGGACAAACAAAGTTCAAAGTGCCTTTACCTAACGTAACAAAATCCTCAGGATCAAAATCTTCATCGATAACTGCCAGGTATGTCCTATCAGGTGTTACATCAAAGACTAATTCAACAGGTTTTTCTGTAATTAACCACTCTGCTATTTCTTCTTTTACTGTTTCTAAGTCTGATCCATCAGGAACAATAATTCCGACCGGAACAGGTAAAACTCGCATTTCAGTTTCTGTCGTTAATAATCTTGCACCTGGATAACCTGGAACGCTTAAAAAGTTCCGTTTTAACGGCGCCCACGCTGGTTTTTTCCACCCTTTTTCGATTTGCATAAAATCCTTGCGTATATTGTTAAATGTAAAAGAGCTCACGTTGCCACCTCATTTCTTTTCAAATGAAAAGAGACTCAAACTTAAAAGTCTGAATCCCTCTGTGTTTCTCTTTCTTGATATTCGGTTGTATAGCGATATGTACCACGCGCTACATCTCGTCCCTCTAAAACAACAGGAACCTCAACAACGAAATCTCCACCAAGCATTGGAATGACCCCACCGCCAGATGATCCTGAAGAATAATGAATCACTTGATTCGCTACGCTAGCTGCCATAGCTTGTCTACTATTTGACATATTTCCATACACACCACTCATAACGTTCTTTAAACCTGATAATTGATTCATAGAACTAGCCATCATCCGGCTCATATCACTCATTAGTTGATTCATAGTTCCAGTGATACCGAGAGATCTTTCTTTTGAAGATAACGGCGTAACTGTAATTGAATTCCCTCTCTTATTAAAGAGCTCAGGACCAGCTTCACCAGTTATGAAAGAGCCATCACCGACAGGCTTCCCGCCTTTAGCAAGCATAGGTACATGTGGGATAGTCGGCGCGCTAACTCCTGGTATATTGTTTAATAATTCTGCTGGTGTATTAAAGCCATCTATAAATTTATTTATGATACGAATAATTCCATTGATAGCTGTACGAATACCACTTTTAATACCATCCCATACGCCTAATACTGCTGATTTCATGCCTTCAAATGCTCCACTAACCGCATTTGTTACCCAACGAACAGGAGTCATAATGGCTTCTTTTAATCCATTCCAGACAGAAGATGCGGTTGACTTGATACCTTCCCAAATGTTTGAAAGTGTAGATTTAATGCCATTCCAAATACTACTGCTTGTGCTACTAATCATGTTCCAAACTGTTGAAATGGCTTCTTTGATGCTATTGAATACAGAACTCGCTGTGGAAACAATTGCGTTCCATAAGCTAGATAGATAGCTTTTAATCGTATTCCATACTGCACTTGTTGTGGAGCTAATCGTATTCCATGTATTCACAATCCAATCTTTTATTGAGGTGAATATTGGCGTTACAAAAGATACTAACCCGTTCCAGCATGATTGTAAGAAATTCTTAACAGCATTCCATACAGACATTGTTGCCGAGCTGATTGTATCCCACACAGCAATGATCCAGGACTTGATTTTTTCAAAAATCGGCATAACAAACGCTACAAGTCCATTCCAACAGGAAACTAAGAAATTCTTAATTGTTTCCCATACAAAACTTGTAGTAGAACTAATGGTATTCCAACATTCAGAAATGAAATTCTTGATACTTTCAAATATTGGCGTAGCAAAGTATAAAATAGCCGTCCAAATCGCTTGTAAGTATTGAGTAATAAAACCCCATACAGTTTGAATCACTGTGGAAATACCGTTCCAAATCATAGAGAAGAAATCAGCAATTCCTTGTAAAATAGGAGTTAGAAAGGCAACTAGTCCATTCCAAGTATTAATGAAAAACTCACTAATCGCTGTCCACACTTCAGAAGTAGTTTGACTGATGCCATTCCAAACTTCCGATAATGTTTCAACTACCCCATCCCAAATTCCCGTCAAATACTCCACAATGGAATTCCATATTTCTGTAGTCGTTTCAACAATAGAATTCCATATTTCAGATAAGGACTCAACTATTCCATTCCATACCTCTATTAAGTATTCTTTAATCGAATTCCAAACTTCCGATGTAGATTCACTAATACTATTCCAGGTTTCACTTGCCCATTGTACAATTCCATCCCATATTCCTACTAAGAATTCTCCAATTGCATTCCAGGCATCAATGGTCCATTGTTTGATGTCGTCCCAATTTTTATAAATGGCAACACCTAGAGCGACAACAAGTGCTACTATTATCGGAATAATAGCAACCAACCCTGTCATCGCCCATCCTATACTTGTTATAACAGCAACTATTGGTGCTAAAGCCATGAATGCTCCTGCAATTACACCAATAGCAACTGCGATAGCTGCCAGAGTAGCTGCTAATTCAGGATTATTAGAAATCCATTCAGCGAATTTAGAGACAAGATCTGCTATAACTGCAAGAACAGGCTGAAGAGCAACTTGTAAATCTTGCATTGCTTGTTGAAATTTAACTGCTGGAGATGCATCTATTTTAGAAGTAGCACCCTGTAAATCCTCTACTCCCTTTTTTAAATCGACTTGTTTACCTTCTGCTTTCAAAATGGTGTCGATGATTTTCTTTCCTTGGTCTTCCCAAAGAGTACCGAACATCTTCGTGCCAAGTGCATTTCTGTCTGTTGCATTTTCAACACCAGCTAAAGCCTTAGTTGCTTCAAGCATAGCTTTTTGTCCATTTTCACCACCGCCAGCAATTGCCTGACCCCATTTTTCAAACTGATCCGCTGAAATTTTTGTTTTATCTAAAACCTCTTGCATAGATTTATCTACACCCGCACCAAATTCGGCCATTTTGATACGTCCTTCTTTCACACCATCTAATAGGTTATCGATATTCCAACTCTTAGTATCTACTCCTGCTGACATAATTCCTTGGACTTCTTTAGCCGAAAATCCAGCTTGAATCATTTGATCCCCATATTCAGCAATAATATCTAATTGTTCTGGGGGAAATCCTGTTTTTAATAATGTATTAACTAGCCCCAATGCTTCCTCGTTCGTAATACCTAACGTTGCACCAATCTCATTGGTTTCTTGTATTAGTTCATTAAAATCAATTCCAGCGTAGGATGCTGCAATAGTCGCTGCCCCTTTAACCACAGCGGCATTTGTTTCATCAGAAGCATCCTTATTTAATGCCCATTGTCTGCGAACACCTTCTAATGCTTCTTCAGCGTCAATACCATAAGTACTAACACCCCTAATAGCTTCTTCCACTGATTTTTTCGAAGACTCTGGAACATCAAAAGTGATATCAATCTTAGTTTTCAATTTTGACATATCCATTGCTTTTTCAACTGCACTAGCAATACCGCCACCAGCTGCCATACCACCAATGACATTTTCCAACCCTACTTTTAATCCTTCAAACTTTTTCTCAGTTCTCCCAGCTTCTTGTTGTAAATCTCTCAGTTCATTTCGTACTTGCTGAATTGAATTCCCAGCATCCACAGATCGTAGCGCACGTTGTAACTTTTCAATATCAGCTTCTGTTCCTAATGCTTCTCGTCCAATAATCCCAATTGCCTGTTCTAATTGCTTACTTGTTGCTGTACCGTTTCGAATTGCATTTACAAGACGATTACCTAATGCGCCTGCAAAATCATCCACGCTTTTGCCTGTAGCGCTAAACAACGTTTCTAGTTGTCTTGTTGAACTCGCTACATTCTCTTGTTCAGCTTTCATGTTGCCGAGCTTATTTTTCAGGCCATCAAGTGACCCTTGTGTAAATTCAATTTCACGCCTAAACGCGCGGTACTGTTCTTCAGAAATCTTTCCGTTTTGAAATTGTGCTTGAACTTGTTGTTCTGCTGCTTTCAATTTATCTAGCTTTTCTGTTGTATTTTCAATTTGTTGCGTCAATAACTTTTGCTTTTGAGCTAAAGCTTCAACATTACCAGGATCGAATTTCAAAAGACGTTCTACATCTTTTAGCTCTTTGGCCAAGTTGTCACTCTGCTTATTTACATCTTTTAAAGCGTTTTGAAGACCTGTGGTTTCGCCGCCAATTTCAATCGTAATCCCTTTAATTCTTCCGGCCATAATCTAACCCCTTTCTTAGAATGAATCAAAGTCTTTTTGGTTTGCTTTTCTTACTTTTTCTTTGTCTGGATTCTCCATTTCAGCGAATTCAGCAATGTAATCAAAGCAATCACCAATTGTCATGACGTCCAGATCCCAATGCGTCAATTTCGCTTTATAACAAAGAGCAAGGAACGTATCAGTGGTTAATTCTTCATCACTGAAAGTCCCTTGCTCTCCATTACTTTTGTTTATTTTTTTTTTGCTCCCATTGTACTTTGAATCATATCCATAATTTCCGGAATAATATCCGAAATAGGGAATTCATCAAAGCCGTCTAACCATGTAATTGGTTCAGCAATTTCTGGATTTGCTGTTTTCGCATATAACCAAACTAAATCATATACAACTTCAAAATCTAACTTACTTAAATCCGCATTAGCTAAATCAATAGTGGGTAGCGAACCCTCTTGAGGATTTGAAGGAGACAAAATCCCTAACTTAAACATATCAGCAAATAAATCACGTCTGAATTGTGCTTTATATCGTTTAACAGTAGCTGCTGTACTTTTTAATCGGACTTGTTTTCCGTCTATTGTAATTGTCTTTTCCATTCACTTACGCTCCCTTATTTATCTCTACTGATTTTTTTGTATATACTTCTTTGAACCAATTATCATAAACTGCTTGTGTTGTTTTAGATGTAGTTTTTGTCTTAACCATACGTCTACCACTAATATCAATTGGACTAGAAACAAATTTAAGTTCATTCGTATTTGGTTCAGCTGAGTTTGTTTTCGTCTTAGATGCAACTGTAGGACGACTTGCTGAATTGTTGAATAGAACATGACGAGTCGCTTTTTCATCTCCATCAAATTCAAATAACAATGCAAATGGTTTTCCTTTCGCATCAGCTAGTTCATTTAGTACACCGTCTACTTCATCTAACTCTTCACCTAAAACATCTACAGCAAATTTTTCTGGAATTGTAGCGATATTTAATGCACCGTCATACCCTTGGTTATTACTTGCTGAGTAGTAAAGCATGTCATCAGCGTAGAACTCAATTAAATCACCTCGTGGATCTAATGTTAGTTCAACAGCTCCTGGAATCGGAATTGGAGTTTTAAATTTTACTACCCCATCTAAAATTTCATACAGTGCATAATAAACATTTTTTAAACCGAAGGTAACTTTGTTCTCACCCATTTATATCAACCTCGTTTCATATATTTTTTGAAATAGTTTTTCAGATTCAATAAAAGTCCCATATGACTCATAAGGAATCTCATGATCATCTAAGACTTGTTCTAGCTTGGCTTCTGCAACTAAATCCTTCTTAGTTGTATAAAGCTCTATATTTACATCATTTATTTTGTGATAGGCCTTATTGTCGGCTGCCATGTTAGGTGATCCATCTACAAAGTAGCAAACATAAGGCGGTGAAGGTACGGGAACACCTGGTGTTTCAGTGAAATGCGAATAAGCCACAGGATAACCTGTAGCCTCAAGAATTTTCTTTAGTTCACCTAATGTCATTACCCAATCGCCCTTTCAACACGTTCAACAAAATCATGAATCGCATGTTCTTCAGCTGGTGCAATATGAACCTTTGCTGGTACTCGTCCACCATTTGCCTTCGCATGACCTTTCTCCAGTAAATGAGTAAGCTGCGGTTTTAAAGCATTATGAACAATAATTGCGTTTCCATCCTTCTTTTTTCGCCAACCTTTACTATACCTACCTGTATTTTTAGGGCTTTTTTGCTTTAATTCACCCACTAAATTATCCGCTACCTCTTCCTTCGCCACTTCCATGTCTTCCTCAATTACATTGGCATATCTTTGTAGTTCCCTAGCAATTTCATTGGATAAATCATCGATATTAGCCACCTGTCTTCACCTCACAATAGAGTTCAATTCTTTCATCGTCTCTTTCGTATGTGCGATAAATGTTGTATTTCTTGTTGTGATACTGTACTTTCTGTTCTTCTTGATAATCCAATGTGTAAACAATTAATACACATTTGGGCTTAAAACCATTTTGACCAGCTTGAAAGAATTCATTTTGAGAAACACTTTTTTTCTCACAAAATACTTGTCTTGTAAACTCTTCTACTACTTCTATTTGTCCTAAATCATCTGTAGTAGTCGTTACAACTGGAAAGAATACAATATCATTCATTTGTAATCACCTGCTAAAGTGAGATGATTTTTCAACATGTTATACGATGCCTGGAATCTTTCAGCCTCTTTGACCTCAGCAACAAATTCTGCTTTGCAATATACTTTTATCGCTCTTTTGATTAACGGATCATCGTCATTATTCGCTTTAATAGAAGAAACACCCGACAACATTAAGTCGTGTCGAGCTGCCTCTATTGCATCGTTTATTTCATCGTCAAGGGCATCATGAGAAATGCGCAATGCCTTTTTTATATCTTTTAAAATCATGATTCGTTACCCCTCAATGATTGTTCAGCTGACATCGCATCCTCTTTCCCTTGCACTTTTTCACCATTCGATAATTCATACCATCCACCGCCAGTATGCTTAGGGAATGTAGAAATCTCTTTATTTCCTTTTAAGAATCCTTTTTCAATTAAAAAGGCAACACGTTCCGAATCATTTGACTCGTACATATCGCCTTTTGAATATCCAACTTTTGTTTCTTTATCAATGAAAGCATTCAAGACTAAATGATTCATTGTATCACTCCTTTATTAAGCTGCTGGAGCTTTTTTTAAAACAACTAAAGAGTTTTTGTCTACTACTTTACCATCTACAATCATAATTGCCTTTGTAACTTGATCGTCAGTTTCATTGTCTTCATATTTCTTAACACCCATTTGGTAGTTTGTATTCAGAATATAATCTTTGTAATTAAATAAGAATGCAAATGTTGTCCCTTCAGTAGCCGTTGCGAAGCTATCAACATAATTACATAAAACAACTGGACGCCCTAATAAAATGCGTTCCGGTTTACCAGAAATCCCGTAATTAGTACGTGCAATCGGCTGGCCGTCTGCATCTGTCATTGCCGAAAATTCCATAAATGTCTTTTTCGTCATCGTCCAAATCGCGCTTGCTTCATACTCAAGTGGTAAAGCTGCTTCTGCATCTGTTAACGTTTTGTAGTTAATTTTCGCAACATCCAATGCCTGTCCGTCAACAGGTGTTTCCGCTAAAATTCCTTTTGGTTTACCAGACCCATCACCACTAACAATCGCTTGTTCAATCGCTTTTGTCATAGCTTCCACAATATTATTAATTAATGTTGTTTCAAATACCGCTAGAGACATTGTTTCTACTTCAAGAGAAACAGCTACGGCACAACGTAATTTATGATAGTTGAAAGTAATGCTTCCTGTAGTTTTCTTTTGTTTATCACTTCCAGAGCTTTCAGCAACCCATGTTGCGACTGGTTTAACTGCTGAAGTTGGTACCGTTACGCCACCTTTAATAGCTGTACGAGTAATTAAAGGTAGAATCATTCCTACCGCTTCAATTTTTTCGATAATTTTATCTAATACTGTTTGTGGGATAACAGAACCGATGTCACTTGTTTTCGTAACAGCATTTGCACGTAATTCAGCTGGAATTGTTTCACCGCGTAATACGTAATTCATAAAAGCATTACGATATTCAACTGTATTTGTACCAAGTTCACGTTTTTCATTTGATGGATCTGTATTAAATGTTTCAATCTTATTAGTACCAGTTGCGTTCCCTTCATTAATTGAACGTGCTTCATTTAAAAGTTGTTCACGCTTCTCAATCGCTGCCAACTGATTATTAATATCTCGTAACTCTGTTTCAATTGCATCAAGGTTATCAATAGAGCGAGTTTCATCACTTAATAATTCACTGATTTCAGATTTACGTTTTAATAATTGTTCTTTATTCATGTTAAAAGTCCACCTTTTATAATAATGTTTGTAAATATAGTCTTCTGCGCTTTTCCGAGCGCTTTTTTTCTTCTGTAAAATGTTTATAAGGATCATATCCCCTAGCACTTACTTCTGAATCTGGATATGCTGGAAAAGCTACTGCGCTAACTTCTAATAGTTTTGCTTTTGTAACCGTTCGTAGCATCAGATCATCATCTGGTTCTTGGATTTCTTCGCTTATCATGCTAAAACCAAACGAGACACCATCTACATCTCCACGCTTAATAGATTTGTAAGTGTCATTACCTAGAGTTGTATCTGGTAAATCCAATTCAAAGCGTAAGCCCACGGCATCCTCGCTCAAACGTAACGTATTATTCTTTGTTCTTCCCAGCACTTTAGATGTATCATGAGACCATAAAAAACGTTGGTCATCATTTTGTAATGTTTCTGTGAATGCTCCATTTTTAAATTGCTCACGAAACTTACGATAATACCCCATAACTACGGATTTCTTTTCCCACTTTACTGCATAGCCTATAAGTGTCCGATTTCCGTTATCATCTTCTCTAATTTCAATCTTCTGTGTTACTATTTCCCTTGTTTCCGTCTTGTCCATTGTCCCCACCTCCTCGTATGATTAAGTTAGGTTTTTTAGGGACGGGATGTACCTATAAACCCAAGAGTATCTATTTTTATGAGATACTTAAATTTGTAGATAGAGTGTTGCCGACCACCTCCTTGAATCTTTGTATTCGGTTGAAAGAATGGTACCTCTGTCTAATAAGTAGTTTACGAATGAGTTGGATGTTGATGACCATTGGTCATTCTTCGTATCTCTTACGAGGTAGTAGCGCTTATTAGTTCAGAGGAGGACAACACTATCTAACACTGATTAAAATAGGGGTGTAAGCTATGTTCTATTTAGGTATTGATATCGCTAAACATAAACATTATGCGTCCATTATCGATCAAACTGGAAAACCTATTACTAAGCCATTTCCCTTTCGGAATCACAAAGAAGGTGGACAAGCACTATTAAATTGGATGTACCGATACATTGAGTCTCCTACAGAAATAATGATTGGAATGGAGGCAACAGGACATTATTGGTTAGCCGTTTATTCTTTTCTACTGGATCATGGCTTCTCAGTCGTTGTATTAAACCCAATTCAAACCAATGCCTGGCGAAAAGGCACAGAAATTAGAAAGCGGAAAACAGACGCCATTGATGCCACTATGATTGCCGATATCATTCGATTCGGCCGTTTTGTTGAAACCCCACTTGTGGACGAGAAAATGTTCGCTCTAAAACAAATGAGCCGCTTTCGTAATGCGCTTGTAAGTAATATGAGTGATTTAAAACGAAAAGCTCTTGTCGTATTAGATCAGACTTTCCCAGAGTACCAAAGCATCTTTTCGGATGTTTTTGGTAAAACTTCTTCACAAATCTTACTTGAATATTCCTCTCCCAGTGACTATGAACAGATATCTATTGATGATTTAACACAAATAATTGAGCAAACCAGTCGTAACCGACTTGGGAAGAAAACAGCCAACAAACTAATGGAATTAGCCTCTAATTCGTTTGGTGTTACCTTCTGTAAAAACGCTTTTTCCTTTCAACTAAAAATGTTGATGGAGCAAATTCGTTTTATCGAAGATCAAATCAAAGAGTGTGAAGAAGAAATGTCACAACTTTTAATTGATTTAGATACTCCTATCATGACAATACCTGGCGTTGGACCGATTTTAGGTGCCACTATACTAAGTGAAATTGGGGATATACACCGCTTTGACAAACCATCTAAACTTGTCGCTTACGCAGGCATCGATGCCTCTGTGTCCCAATCTGGGCAATTTGAATCCTCAGGTACGTCTATATCCAAGCGTGGTTCTTCTCATTTGCGTAGAGCCTTATTCCAGGCGGCTATTACAGCTCATAAACATGACCCTGTATTAAAAGCCTTTTATGAAAAGAAACGAAAGCAAGGAAAGCACTACTATGTTTGTATAGGAGCCGTAGCTAGAAAGCTGTGTTACATTATCTACGCCATTCTTAAAAGCAATAAACCGTATGAAGTTCCTCCACATTCACCAGTAGAAACTTGATTCTTTCATTTTTTTGAAAACCCTTAGGTTTATTTGGTGTGCCCTTTTTTAGATGAACCAATAGTTAAATGATATAGCGTTGTATGAATACTTTATGAAGACGTTTAGCCACTTCCTATCGAATCCAGTGGATTTATTTTCAAAATCCTCTAGCAATATTTTTTGAAAATGTCCCCTTGACTTTTCATAGTTGGTCTTTAACAGTCGTATTTCCGTCTTTAACTAAAGCTGTATCTAGTCTTCGAATTGGCTTGTCGCCACCTTCAATTGGACCTACAGAGAGAATAGATCGCCATTCATTCGGTGTCATTGCTCCTCTATCAACCATTTGAACTAAATTCATTTTAGTCTGCATAGAAGCATATTGAAGGCTTGCTGCTTCGAAAATAATTTTGTTCCCAAAGCCACGTTCCCTACGTGAAAAAAACTTCCTGGTAAATTCCCCAGAAAGTTGCATCGCTAACGGTTCAATTTCAGATTCATAGTAAGCATTCCATTCATCCTCATTGTATTTACTTTGTATGATTTTTTCGTTTGTATTAAAGAAGTTATAAATTCGCTGTGTTGTTTCTTGCATTTGTTTTGAATCTGGAACAAATGCTTCTGGTTTAACTTGTTCTAAATCATAGCGCGGATCAGATGAAGCTGCTCCACCATTTTCATTATCGATACTCAAATAATTTTTCTTGAAATTTTGCACTTGTGCATCGATGTCCTCTTGTTTTAAAACCGATTTGAATTTTAATATCCATTTCACCACTGCACTATTTTTAATTGCTTTCACAATTCCCTGATCGGTAGTTGTAACAATATCCATTAAGGAAGATAAAGCTTTACCTGGATGTTCACCAAAGAAATCATCTTCGTTAAAATCTTTTCTAAGATGGATAACATCGACATAAGGAACGGTCATTCTCTTCCCATTTTTAAAATAAAAAGTAAGAAAAATATCACCTTGAGCTCCCTCTACAACTTCTACAGTTACACATGGCAAAGGATAAATTTCAATTGGAACCCCTAATTCATCTCGTTTGATATATGCAAAGGCGTTATGGTTCAGCTCTAACTGTACAGTCATTTTTTCTTGGAATATTTGACCTGTCATTAATGGATTCGGTTCTTCTAAAATGAATCTAATATACGGCTCTGGATTTACTTTAAATTCATTTGCATTATCTCGTATATGCTTTGCTATTAATTTACCAACAGCCTTTGCTTTAGGGCGTATACAGGCCCTGATAATATCACTTTGATAGATATTCCCATTCCATGAGAAAAAGCCCCCTCCATTATCGTTTATCATTTCAAAACGGGTCGTAGTAGGCGGTTGTTTTCTACCGAATATTTTGTTGAATAACCCCAATTCCTCACCTCCCTCAAATCATATTTAAGTAATCATTACGTTTTTCTTGAAGCACAACATATGCATTTAAAAGCGCTGCGGTTCCGTCAATCCTTCTACGTTGATTATTTGTTTTGTTAGGCTGTATATTCAGGTTTTTATCCACATCAATGGCTGTATTCGATAAACACCATTTATCAATGCTATTATTGTTGTAATTTACTAATTTAGACTCTAAATCTGCTCCTAATAATTTCATAGGGCTAGAAAGAGTTTGTTTCCCTTGGGCAACTGGAATCATTGCTTCTTTACCAAAGTAGCCTTCCATTTCCTCCACCCAATACTTTGCGGACCATCTATCATAACCGATCCACGGAATATAGATACCGTATTCATCACGTATTTCTAAAAACCATTCAGTCACAAATTTATAATGTACTGAGTTGCCTGGTGTCGTTCTTAATAATTCTTGTTCTGCCCATAAATTATATGGAATCTTATCTTCTTTACTTCTTTGCTCAAGCAAATCTTCAGGAAGCCAATACATTTGTAAAACATAAACGTGTTTATCATTTGGAAGCATAAAAATAACCTTCGCTGCGGTTAAGTCGGTTGTTGAAGATAAATCACAACCACCAATCCCATAAGAAGGTTTTAATTTCGCTACATCAAAGGTAGCCTTATTATTTAATTGTTCAAATGTTAACCAAGCTTCTGTACTTGTCTCACGAATATTAAAATCCTTTGTTAATAAGTTTTTAACTAATAACGAATTTGCTTTCGCTTTATTTACTTTTGTTTCAAGTTGATCCGTCTTTTTTATTGTACCTAAACCAGGATTCGCTTTTGCCCATTTAGTATTATCAGTCCATTCGGCTCTTTTATCTAATTCATATATAATTGGCAAGAAACGATCATCTTTATAACCGTCTGGATCATCCAATCCATTTAAAAGCATTTCAGCTTCTTCATACTTCATATCGTAAACAGATTCACGAATAGTTCCAGCTGTTGTAATCATAAAAATCATTGGTTGTTCCCTTGAAGAAGTACCATCCACTATAACGTCATATAGATTCTTATCTTTCCAAGCATGTATTTCATCCATCATCGCCCCATGAACATTAAGACCATCAAGTGTTTCTGAATCACTTCCCAAAGGTTTAAATGTACTATCATTAAAATCTGCATTTAATTCACGAACAAGCGGTTTAATTCGCTTTAATAATACGGGGGATTTCTTAACCATCCTTTTGGCATCTAACCAAACTAATTTCGCTTGGTCTAATTTCGTAGCAACTGCATAAATTTCTGCACCAGGCTCTCCATCGGCTACTTGTAAGTACAATCCAATCCCAGAAGCAATGGTTGATTTTCCGTTTTTACGCGCTACAATTAAAAGCACTTCTCTATACTTTCTTGTACCGTCAATCTTATGAACAAATCCAAATGAAGCTGCTAAAAATGCTTTTTGCCAAATCTCCAATTCAATTGGCTTACCGCCCCATTTACCTTTTGAGTGTTTGCAAAAATTCTCAATGAATTCTATTACATGATTCGCTTTCTTAGCATCATACTCAAATACAGAAGAAGTATCATACACATCTTCAACAAGCTTCTTATATATTCGCCTAACTTTATTAGATACAATTACTTCTCCAGATTCGATTTGATTGTAATACTCAATGATTGGATTATAGGTTAACGGGTACTGCTTTCTTACTCGTTTACTCATTTATCGGCCACGAATTCATCAAATCCATCATCCTCTTCTTTAGGTTGCTCTTTTGGTAATAAATCAGTTAGTTGCTTCATCACTTGCGCGTGATTTTTCGTCATATTATTATGCACTTCAACAGCAATTGTTTTTTTATTACCGAACTGATTGGCCCCGTTTTGATATTGCTCTTCAATTCCATTCTTATTAATTTTGTCTTGTACATCTTCTAAAGTGACAGCCATAAAAGCAGCATTTTTTATGAGTGAAGAAACCGCTCTTTTTTTCTTAGGATCTAAATTCTTCAATAAACTGTTTAATCGTGTCATTTCTCTTTTAATTCTTTTTTCTTTTTCTAACTCCTGATTGATACTCATAAGTCATCACTCCTTTCATGACCACACCCCCTATAGAAATGACCCGTGTGTTACGTGAAGCTCCCCTCTCGGTCCCCCTAAGGGGCTTTGATTTATTTTTGAAAGGGGGGGCTTGGTTCTTTTTGTTCCTGATTCTTTTCTGCTAATATATTATCTATTAGTTTATTAATTATATTTAGATGCGCTTCTTTTTCTTCTTCTAACTCTTTATCTGCATCTATTTCTTCTTTTAACGCTTCAAATACTTTAAGTACATCTGATAATTTTTCTTTACTTACATGTCCATCTAGTTCCTTATTATCAATAGCATTAAAGATTATACTAAGAGCAATAGCTTTCTCTATCTTCGTTAAAGCTACACCTTCATGCTCTTCTGTACACACCTCTTGTTTAACTTCTTTAATAGACTGTACTAAGTTAGCATTATATACATTAAGATTAGTTGCTACTGGAACTACTGCATTGCTCTCACTAAATAGAAATACCTTTCCCTCAACTACTTCTGATTTACCATCCTTAAAAGCGACTTCATAACTACGTGATGTCATTTATATTCCCTCCTAATTAATTCACCATTCTCATTAAACATTACATCTTCCCTCATCGGACTGTACTTACTAAACGTCTTAGTATTATGACATTGTAAGCATAAATATTGTAAGTTCTCATGGTTCAATGTAATATCTGGATTGTTTATATTCTCTGGTGTAATCTCCACGATATGGTCAACGATATATCCAGGTACTTCTTTGCAATGCTCACACATACCATCCAATGTTGAAGCTATATATGACTCTCTGCATTTCTTCCATCCCATTGACTTATAGAACCTTTTTGCATATTCTTTCGCCATTCACACACCTCTCAAATGCAACACGTTTGCGCTTATCTTTCCTTAACAACAAATATGATTTATATCCGAATGTTTGAATCACTATCATTAATGCGTTTGACAATTTCTGAGGACATCGTCTTACCATTTAAAACAACAGGAAATTCTACTGTAATATCTTCCAGTGCGCTCTTTCCCTTCAACCGACTCATAACCTTTTCTAACTTCTCCAATGCATCTACACATTCATTAGCAGCTTCCGTTACTTCTTTAATTCTTTTTAATGCTTCAGTTGTTTCAACATTCAATTCAATTGTTAATCCTTGAATATTCTTTTTTGCATCATTTGATTTTTGTGTATATTTTTTCATTACCCACACATCTACAAAAGCACCTTTACATTTTGGACAAACTGTTACTTCTCGATATTCTTCTTTAGATGGATGATAAACTTTATCCATATGGTCACATACTAAACATTTAGCTTTATTAAAATACTTTTCCCCTTCATTCACCTTACTCACCCCTTGTCTAATAAAACAATTTTTGTATTGTGTTTAAAACAATAGATACAGCTTCTTCCTTCCAATCTTTTTCTTTCCCCTCTAAACGATGTCCCACAATCATTACAAACAAGTTTCACTATTTCATTACAATCAGAGGAGACCTTAGATGCATTGACTTCTTCAATAAACCAAATATTAACCGGATATTTGTGTTTATTAATTGGTACAGTCTTATACTCAATTTTCTTTTGCACTATGTACTCTTTTCCTAATGTATCCATTGCTTCCATAACTTTATGTAGTTCATCTAAGGATTCAATACGCTTTTTGTATACGTCCACGATATCCACCGCCTATATAATTTTCACATAATAAAAAGCACCCAATTTGGGTGCTCGATATACTGATATATTCATAAAAAACATATAAAAAAACAGAGAAATTTATCTTTACCTATTGATGCGCATCGTGATGCGTGTTATAATAAGTATAGAAAGTTGAAAGACCAACTATGAAAAGTCAAGGGGACATTTTCAAAAAATATTGCTAGAGGATTTTGAAAATAAATCCACTGGATTCGATAGGAAGTGGCTAAACGTCTTCATAAAGTATTCATACAACGCTATATCATTTAACTATTGGTTCATCTAAAAAAGGGCACACCAAATAAACCTAAGGGTTTTCAAAAAAATGAAAGAATCAAGTTTCTACTGGTGAATGTGGAGGAACTTCATACGGTTTATTGCTTTTAAGAATGGCGTAGATAATGTAACACAGCTTTCTAGCTACGGCTCCTATACAAACATAGTAGTGCTTTCCTTGCTTTCGTTTCTTTTCATAAAAGGCTTTTAATACAGGGTCATGTTTATGAGCTGTAATAGCCGCCTGGAATAAGGCTCTACGCAAATGAGAAGAACCACGCTTGGATATAGACGTACCTGAGGATTCAAATTGCCCAGATTGGGACACAGAGGCATCGATGCCTGCGTAAGCGACAAGTTTAGATGGTTTGTCAAAGCGGTGTATATCCCCAATTTCACTTAGTATAGTGGCACCTAAAATCGGTCCAACGCCAGGTATTGTCATGATAGGAGTATCTAAATCAATTAAAAGTTGTGACATTTCTTCTTCACACTCTTTGATTTGATCTTCGATAAAACGAATTTGCTCCATCAACATTTTTAGTTGAAAGGAAAAAGCGTTTTTACAGAAGGTAACACCAAACGAATTAGAGGCTAATTCCATTAGTTTGTTGGCTGTTTTCTTCCCAAGTCGGTTACGACTGGTTTGCTCAATTATTTGTGTTAAATCATCAATAGATATCTGTTCATAGTCACTGGGAGAGGAATATTCAAGTAAGATTTGTGAAGAAGTTTTACCAAAAACATCCGAAAAGATGCTTTGGTACTCTGGGAAAGTCTGATCTAATACGACAAGAGCTTTTCGTTTTAAATCACTCATATTACTTACAAGCGCATTACGAAAGCGGCTCATTTGTTTTAGAGCGAACATTTTCTCGTCCACAAGTGGGGTTTCAACAAAACGGCCGAATCGAATGATATCGGCAATCATAGTGGCATCAATGGCGTCTGTTTTCCGCTTTCTAATTTCTGTGCCTTTTCGCCAGGCATTGGTTTGAATTGGGTTTAATACAACGACTGAGAAGCCATGATCCAGTAGAAAAGAATAAACGGCTAACCAATAATGTCCTGTTGCCTCCATTCCAATCATTATTTCTGTAGGAGACTCAATGTATCGGTACATCCAATTTAATAGTGCTTGTCCACCTTCTTTGTGATTCCGAAAGGGAAATGGCTTAGTAATAGGTTTTCCAGTTTGATCGATAATGGACGCATAATGTTTATGTTTAGCGATATCAATACCTAAATAGAACATAGCTTACACCCCTATTTTAATCAGTGTTAGATAGTGTTGTCCTCCTCTGAACTAATAAGCGCTACTACCTCGTAAGAGATACGAAGAATGACCAATGGTCATCAACATCCAACTCATTCGTAAACTACTTATTAGACAGAGGTACCATTCTTTCAACCGAATACAAAGATTCAAGGAGGTGGTCGGCAACACTCTATCTACAAATTTAAGTATCTCATAAAAATAGATACTCTTGGGTTTATAGGTACATCCCGTCCCTAAAAAACCTAACTTAATCATACGAGGAGGTAATAACGATTTCTAGTAGGGAAGTAATTAAGAGGTTAAAAAAAGAAGGATGGTTTATAGTGAACATTGAAGGCAGCCACCATCAGTTCAAACATCCTTCTAAGATTGGTAAAGTGACTGTGAAACATCCGTGCAAGGATATTCCAAAAGGTACACTTCGCTCAATCTATAAGCAAGCGGGTTGGTTATAAACCACCCCTTGCTTTCCCTAATTATACAAGAAATCGTTATAAAAACAAATTATGAAAAAAGACTATTACGTTTATCCCGCTATCCTTGAAAAGTCTTCAGATGGTTACGGTATTTACTTTCCAGACCTTCCTGGTTGCGTTTCTCATGCAGATACACAAGAAGACGCTTTAAAGGAAGGTAGAGAAGCATTAGGACTTCACTTATATGGTATGGAAAAGGATAATGAATCAATTCCAGAACCGACACCAATTGATAAATTAGAATTAGATACAGACGAAAATTCTTTTTTAATTGATGTTTGGATGCCACCACTTAGAAATAAAGACAAAACAACTTATAAAAGAAAAAATGTAACTCTTCCTTCTTGGTTAGAAGAATACGCAACTCATAAAGGCGTTAATTTTTCCGAGATCCTTGTAGAAGGTTTGGAAATGCATTTGGGCATTAAAGATAAAAAGAATACACCATAAAGGACGCCATGAGCGTCCTCTTTTTTATATAAGCTATTTGTTTACTCATATTCATTTTTTTATTCTTCTTTGAACCGACACTATAGATAGGCACGTATCAGCTCAAAGAAGAGCAAAAGCTCTCCTTATGGACCGTTTAATTATTTTTTGTATTCCTGCATAATCACAATTAGATTTGAAAGTTCTCTTTGTAATTATGTACTCGCCCTATAAACGCCAGTTCATTCAAACAGACATCCATAAAGCTTTATTCGGTAACCAACCCATTAAAATTTTACAGTTACTATTAAAAATAGAAAAGAGCAACCATGCACCAGTCGCTCTTACGTAAAATTCTATGCTATTACTATAATTCATTTTTTCAATAGATACCATATGTAAAACTTACTGTAAGAAAAGTGTAAGTTCTTCAGCAAGTTTTATCCTTCTAGAAATTTCAGCATGCTTCTGATATACATAACTACTACTATAGCCCAATTCCCTAGCTATAGATTCTAATGTTTTTCGTTGCACATACTTACCAAATAGAATTTTATTTTCTAGCCCTTCAAACTTACTAATTAATATTTTGAGGTCGTACTGATCGTTCATCTTATTCGCTAGTTCATATTCTATAGCGGCTATGTGCTCTTCTAATTTCGCACCATCCGATTCAGCAGTTAACTTATACTTAGATAAATCACCAACACTCCAACGCATTAATTCTCTTTTACTTCTATGCAATTTATTTTCTAAATAAATGATTTCATCTTCCAGCTTTTTATAATCTTTAAACCATTCAAACAAGGGTTGGCTCACCTGCTTCCTCTTTCACCATGTCTACTCATTTCTTTATGTTACGTTTATTTAACTGTTTTCTTAAATGCCCGTAACTCACATTAAACTTTTTAGCAATTTCAATATATTTCATTCCATGTTCTTTAAGTTTCATGGTTTCTTCACAAATTTCATTCCATTCGTCTTCTGTTCTTTGTATGGATGTTTTAACAAAAACTTTACCTCCCAAAACACCCCCTATTTCATTCAATCTCTTCCCTACTTCACACTTTGTCCAACAATACACAAAATCACGAGAACATTTATTGTCACACTGACGGCAATGATTATCTGTTAATGCTAGTATTTCCATCCTCGCTTCTTTTGGACTCATATAGTAACCATTCCTAACTTATCTACATGATATAAATAATCAACAGGTGCTCTATTCGTTTGTGGTACTATATACGCTCTTTTCTCAAATTCCTCTCTTGGAATAGACTTTCTTCCTCCGTCATAAAGCATAGCTTCATAGTATTCTGCTACTACAGAAACAGGAACAAAATAAATAACCTGATCCGTCCTGAATTCTATTAAAAAGAAACAAAGTGCTCCCTGTTCTTGTGTATCCTTTAAATAGTCAATCTGGTGCCTACTTATATTATCTAACGGGAAGCTCGTGGTTTTTTCAGTAGATTTTGCTTCAAAATAAACAGCTCTTCCTTTGTACACACCGTCATAATCTACTGTAGATTTACTTTCCCATGCACTTTTGGTTATATTACCTTTCTTATCTGTCTTTATCACTTTTATTGGTGTAGGGCGCTTATTAAATACTCCTACATTCGCCGCTTTATACATACGGCATGTATTGTTTAATAAAAGCTCAAATGACATTCCTCTATTTGCGTAACCCATGATACTCCCTCTCTTTCTACTCAAATAAAGATTTCTTCTTAAATCCCTTCAAAATAGCTATCCGAATCCTCACCTTGTTTCCACATTTCAAAAGTTTCCTCACGACCATCTTTATAAGTTACAGAAACAGCAGGTGTTGCCCATCTACTTGAAGCATAAACATACGTATCATTTTGTGGAATATATCCTTCATCGCTATTCCAAACTTCTCCCGATGTGCATCCCCAATCTTCAGCAAGCCCAGCTTCAACAGATTGAAAAGCTTCTTTATTTTTTTCAATGAAAACTTTTAATAATTCCCAATTAATTTGACGAAATCCTCCTTCACGTTCTGGCATTGTTGGTCCTACAATAAAACCACTTGCAAAGCTCATATATCCTTTATCGATACTTTTCATCTCTCATTCTCCTGTTCTAATAAAATTCAAATTTAATAACATTCCAGGACTCTCTCATTTCAGAAAGTCCTGGGAATATAATTTACTTAACTTGAACCAACGGATTAGCTTCTCCACTCACTTGTGGTAATTTACCATCCCATTTTTCTATCTTTTTAATTTCTACAATTTCTGGAGTTAAAGACTTCTTAATAATCTCATTTGCTTCAGCTTTTCCTCTTGCTTCCTCAATGGCTTTCTCTGCATTGATTGTAGCTTGCTTTTTCTCAATCTCTGCTTTTTCAAGGTTTTGTTGAGCGTCTACTACTCCTTGAATCGCTTTCGCTGTATTTGCGTCTGGTTTAGGTGCTTCTAACGTAACGGAATCTACTAAGAATCCAGTAGTATCTACCATTTTTCTAAATTCCTTTTCTATCGCTCCATTAATTTCCCCTTGATGCTGGAATACCTCAAGAACTGAATAGTTTGAAAAAACGTTTAATGTAGCTTTCTTAAGTCGAGTCTGCAACCACCCGTTCTCAATCACATCTGGAGCTTGTCCTTTGAACTTGTTATAAATCTTAGGAAGTTTCTCTGCATCATTCATGTAATCATAAGATAGACTCACTGTTAAAGGCTTACCATCTTTGGTTTGTACGCTGAATTTATCCACTTTTACCGTTTCTGTTGAAATAGGATAAGCTGTTACACGTTTAAATGGTGAAACTAAGTGCCACCCTTGTCCTAAAGTCTCCTTTTCAATTCCTGTACTTCTGTTATAAACAACACCTGCATGTCCCTGGTCAATCACCTTTACGCTCATTGCAGTTAAAATTCCACCTGTTAAAAGACTGAATCCTACTACTGCTGCACCTACGATTTTCTTTGTATTCATTTTATTTTTCCTCCTTGAATATGTTTTTAATTTTTAATACTACATTTCCAATACACTCAAAAACTCCTAATTTACCTGCTACAATCCATAAAAATGACAACATCATGATAAACACTATAATTCCTACAAATAACGAGAACATTGCATCACTCCTCTCTCTTTATCTTCACAGCAATCCAGCGTGGTATTTTTGTATATTTTAAGAGTGCAAACATGGTAGTTTCCGTATCCCCATTCACAAATGACCAACAAACTCTTCCCATCATTCTGTCCCACTTAAACGTTGGATCAATTTTTTCTTTGTATGGCCATAACGTTTTGTTCTCTTTAATAGTTATATTTCCCATACCTTTCCTAGCTTTTTTAAACCATTTGTAATCTTTATTGTTACCCTTACATGCATATAAACCATATTGAGTGCCTCTTGCATATCGCATTTTAAATGTATCCCCTTATCCTTTATTTGAGATTGAGCAAACTATTTATTCACTTGCTTTATCCAACCATATCTTCAGCGAAAAATAGCATTTCTAAATTATCTATTGCAACCTCATATATTTGATGCGAGTTCATAATTTGTACAGTTGCTCTATCATCTATTACATGTAAAACACGAGATGCATACACATCATCCGTTACAACATCACCTGAGCGATACTCGTTCGGCTTACGCCCTTTTTGAGCAAATACACGTCTTACACTTTCTGCGTTGATTTCCTCAACTGTGGCATATCTACATTTATTCGCATGATTGTAGCCCCAATCACCATGTATTGCTCCTTCACATCCCCACGATCCCCATAATTCCACTTTATTGTTAAATGTATCTTTAATCACTCGTTTCACTTGTGTAATAACTTTGTTATCCTTCAATTCGCATACAACCCATTGACCAGCAGCTACATTCTTTTCATCAAATTGTAAATTCATTCCCTATCTCTCCTTAATTCAAGATTTATGAATTCAAACTAATTTGCTATATAAGTTAACTTCCTGCGCTTCATTCTTTCTTCTCTTGATGGAATTACCATCTTAGACCAAGGTGATGCCTCTTTTGCCATTATTCCTACTTGTGATTTTGACAGGATTGGAGTATTAATCGCTCGTTCCACATCCCATCTATATTTTTTTACCCTCTCCCATAACCTCGAATAACCAATCCCATTTAATCTCGCTCTTTTGATTTGTTCATTTGTAAAAACACGTTTTTTCTTTTGTTCTCGCATTTTTGCTATTTCTTTTGAATTCATAGGTCTTTGCGTTATCGCCCGATTTAAATTCCACCCTAGTTTTATTCGCTTTTCGAATGTATTTTTAGCGATGCCGTTACTTAATGCTATATCTTTCACTTCACGCCAAAGATGATTTTTAATAGGTGGTGTATTAATCGCACTCTCTTTACTCCAACAAAGATCATAAATTCTAGACCTTAACGTACTTGCGCAAACACCATTTTTTTCTGCTATTTCGTATTCTTCTGGAGTTATATAATAATCATATGGATCCCGCATGAATATCTTCTCCTATTCAATTGTTAATTAAGTTCTTGAATTTCTTTTAACGACCTATTCGAAACTTCAATACTACGAATCTTAAAACTATCATTCTTACGATATTTTTCACGGATTTTTAATCCTGCTTCTTCTTTTGTTTCAGCTTCACAAAATTCTAATTTGAATCCTGACTCTGTAACAATGTCCACCATGTATGTATCTATGAGTGGCTCATAAATAAAATCATGGTCTATTGTGATTTGTTCAGTCATTTGATTCACCTTCTATTGGTGAAAGCGTAATAATCATTTGTTGATCTAACACATTCCCTATCACAGCATTCATCCATAGATTAGGATTCATTTTTCGCATTAAAAATTCGATGACTACAATTAACTCTTCAGTAGATAAGGAAACAAATTCACCTAATGGTTCTTGATTGAACTTGCCACCTCGTTTTTCAATCGTTAGAACTACTTCGTTATCAATCACGTATCTTTTTGCAGTTACTAAATCGAATTGACGGACTTTCTCGCGGCCGAACCCTTTTATTAATTCCTTTAGTAGATCATAAATGACACGAAAATCTAACACTTTTACTTGCTGTTCAAGCTGCTCTCTACACTGCTTGCATAAAGTCCTTTCCAAACCAGAAATATATATTTTACTCATATCAGATTCAGGAAAAGGATTTTCGCATTGATAACACTCTTCTCCAATTACATCTTCAAATGGATTTAGCATGTAAATCGCTCCTATGATTTATATTTGTTTAGCACTTCTTGCAATCTCTCACGCTCTTCATCAATAGATTGCGAGTTTTGCTTTTCGATTTCTTTTTTAGTTGGATCAACATCTTCGCGTAACCAATCTGGAACAATTTCTTTTCTATTTGAACGACCTGGTCCCGAACCATTCAATCGCTTATTCTTACTCATTTCAAAGCGTCTATCTAATGCAGCAACATCATCTAATGTTTTTACTTTTTGCTTTTCCCAGCTTTTCAAAATGGCCTTAATGTAATTCCATTTTGGCTTATTTTCATCAATAGCTTTGTGAGCAGCATGTTTAATTAATTCGCTACCAAATGAATCACAAAATTCTCCTAATTCCGTAATGGCAATTTCACTTAATGGAATTCCTTCACCTTTTAAAAAGTTATAACTGACTTTAAATTCTTCATCGACTAATACATGTGATTTCGATTCTTTATTATCATCATGATAATAATTAGTATTTTGTATATTATTAGTACTTAGTAAAGAATTAGTATTTAGTAGTCGGCATTTTTCCATAGGGTGGTTCGTCCACTCGGTGGTTTCACCATCATGTGGTTCATCCATAGGGTGGCTTTTCCACTCAGTGGTTTCACCACTAGGTGGTTTATCCACCCTATGGTTTTTGGTATCTATGGTTGGTAACTCATAAACAATGGTTTCCCAATGTGAAATTTTCCCTGTTTCTGAATTTTGGATTGGATATCTCTTCAAATACCCTGCCTTTTTCAACTCTTTTAGGGTACTTGTTGTTGTTTTCTCACTATCCTTGGCATGTTGACTTAATTCAGTAGCATGAAATGTCCAATCATCCGGTAAAGAAAGCATGTAAGCCAATAACCCCTTTGCCCTCCAACTTAAATTTTCATCACGCAAAGGCGTATTGTGTATAACCGAATAATTTGTATCCTTTTTCACTCGAAAAATACCCATATTTCCTACCTCTCCTATTTCCAAAACATCAATTAATTGTTATAATACGTATTATTATTTTTTCTTTAGGACCCGTTGCAGCGGGTTCTTCTCTTATGCATTCTTGCGAATTCTTTCAACTACTTCTTTTCTGCCACCAACCTTTTCAAGACGATCTGCTACACGAAAAACCTCTGTTCTTTCTGCTTCACGATCACTTTTTTGTTTCTTAAAATACATAGCTGATAACTGTTTTGATATCTCTAAATCTCTTATACTTTGCTTCTGATAAGCATTATGTAATTCAAGATACAAAGTTTTATTCCTTTCCTTATTTGCCTGGTTCATTTGTTTATATAACAGATGCAGATTTTGTATACACTCTCTACGCTCCTCTTCTAATTCCAAAGCCTTTTCTAGATGTTCCGGAAGAACTCGGCTTTCTATTCCCATCATCTAAAGCCTCCCTTTCTAAGCGATCACTTTCATCAAACTTTTGTTCAATGAAAGTACCACCTTTATAAACTCCATACGCAAGTATCACAATCCCTAATCCAAAGATACAGACATTCGTTGTACTTTCTACCGTTGTAATATCCATTAGGCTAAAACAAACACCTTTTTAGACTCAATTTCTTGCGCCAACGCTTCGTTTAAATACTCTTTAATGTTATTCATCGCTTCTAACTTCCAAGCCCCACCATCAGCTTCAAACAAACCACAACGTGCACCTTCACGCATTCTGAACACAAACTTACTTTCTGGTTGTTCCACTTCAACAAATGTTCTATACGGGCTTAATTGCACTGGATTAGGTACTTTTGCATTCCCTCTACTCGCAACTCCTGTTTTCACTGTTACAGCTTGCGATACACCATCATCTCCAATTTCCTTAACATCATTTTCTACAACCGTACCTACTACCTGTAAAACAATGTCTCGATGATTGTTTTGTACAAAACCTGATTGCAATGCAATATTAAATTCTTCTCTGTCATAAAAGCTTCCAAAATTAAAACGTGGAATGGATGCTTGTGCTTCGATATAAGTACTTCTAGCCTTATCTCCATTAACCGCAGTAAAGCATCTTACCGTTGTTGGGTTTACAATATGAATCATTACAGCTTCTGTTGTGTCAAATTCTGATTTCACGTAACCTACTAAACCAGATAAACTACGAACAGTAATCTCTGCTGGTGTCGGTTCTTGTACAAGATGTAATCGTTGTGTTGAATAAGTTTGTTCCCCGATTTTATGTGTTTCAATCGTTCCAATCTCTAATACCTTTTCAATTGCTTCTCTTGTCATAGTCATTTTTTATTTCCCCTTTTCTTAATTAGATTTACTTTTCATATAATCGATTACTACCGTTTGCTTTTCAGAAACCTGATTTTGTTCCTTCTTTTCTACTTCTTCTACAGGTTGTCCAACATCTGTTTTCACATCACCCTGTAGATCCATATAAAACTGTCCCTGGATCCCGGAAGCTAACTCTTGACCAACTAAATTTCCGTTTTGGTCCATATCTAATAGAATCTTAGACTCTACCGCTTCTGTTGGTGCTAGTTTCGAAGTGGCTTGAACCTGACAATTCCATACATCACGCTTTTTATCACCAGCAAATGAAAGTGTTAAAACAATCTTTCTTGCTTTTTTAGGATCAGTATTTAAATCCGCCATATTTTCCATTACACGCTCAAACTCTTGATGAAATCTTTCAGCAAGCGCTCCATCAGCAAATGTATTTAAATCAATCATGACTTCCATTATTTTTCTCACCTAAGCCTTCCTTCTTAAAATTCAACATCCACTTGAATATCGATGTTCATAGGTAGTTCTTGAGCGACAATAATTGAATTAGGACTCGTTCCTTTTTTAATCAACTTTTGAACTCCTTCTTTTGCGGCATCCTTTGTTTTGTATCCGAAAACATTTGGTGTACTGGATAAACTCGTAACAATTACTAAAATTTGTTGTTGCATGATTGCTCCTCCTACTGAACTTCCGCCATATTTATTTGTGCATTTGTAGCTGTAATTTCTTCTTCTAAAATGATTGGAAGTGAATATTCTTCATTAATGATTTGAATCGCTCTATCTAAATGATGACGTTTAATAGCTTTATAACTACTAATCCCAAACTCTCTATGTAATTGACTATAAATATCGCTATACACTTTTTTTCTAAGGCTAACATCCCGATAAGCATTAGATTCTTTACCACCTAATAGAAGAACACCTAACTTTCTTACAACCTTTGATACTTCATCACATTCAATAGCATATAAAGGTGCATTTTCTCGTAAATCCTTCACATCTGATTTAATATCTTGAATTTCTTGTTTTTGACCTTCTAAAACATTAAATGTGAGTTTAAGAATACTCATTGGATCTTTAGGAAGTTGTTGCTGATTTTGTATGTGTTGTTTCATTCGTTTAAACTCTTCAATAAACTTAATTTTCATTTGAACAGCTTCTTTTGTGTTGTAACTCATTGCAACCAACGTGAAAGCTTCTTCTGTTAAGTTATACTTAAGGTATTTTCGCCCACGCTCATTTTCATAATTTGACTCGTGAAAATTTACGAGTGAAAATTCAGGTCCCGCATATTCAATTTGTTTTCTAATATCTTTCAACACATTGTCATGTGTCTTTACAAACATTTCAGCAATCATTAGACTATCTGTTACTACTTTTCCGTTGTTTTCAAATACTAATGCTTGTTCGTTTGCTACTGTTAAATGATTCATGTTAATTTCCCCCTCTACAAATTCGGAATAACTTTAGTTTTATTCGTATTACGATGCACCAAATGCAATTCATTACTTACTTTTTTAAAAATCAACCAATTATCAGGATTCAAATTGTATGATTTAATATGAATCTTTTCTTTTTTTGTTGGCTTTTTACCATTTTTCAATTAACTCACCTCCGTTCATGCTTTTCACTCTCCTTAAGATTTATTGGCTTAATGGATATATGTAAGTTAACTTGCTTTTATCTACTCACAATCTGATTAAAATGCTTTTCAAGAAACTCTTGCATTCTATCAGCTATAAACAACCACTTTTTCCCTCTAGACTCTGGGTAATAAACAAAACCACCGTTATTAATATCCAATATTTTTTTATAACAAGGTTTGTAAAGAATATTTTGTGTTAACCAACCATAACTATATCCGGTAGCTTTTTTTAAATCTTTCATTTCCCACCATGTTTTTTCTTTTTCCACTTAAAATCCCCCTCAAAATATTGAGATACTCGATATTAATCTATAAAAAAAAGATACTCAATTGGTAAGCCTAACTTTTTTTTAATAACTTGCATCTCATAATCCGAAAATGAAAATTTCCCTTTTTCCTTCGCAGAGTATGCGTCTCTATTGATCCCCAATGCAATTGCCATTTCTGCAATCGTGATATCACGTGCCATTCTTTCTCTTTTTAAAATTCGTTTAGGTTTTAAATATTTCTTTCTAATTTCTTCTTTAACAGTCATTGTGTCACCTCCGAATTATCCGATGACCAAATAATATCGCATATCTCGATATTATTCAAGCTATACACGAAAATAATATTACGATGCACAATATTTTTATTGTATCACGCGTTATTTTAGAGTATACTATCCTTATCGTATCAATGGATGGAGGTAACTTGAAATTGAAAAAAAATATTCTGGGTCCTGCGATCAAATATTTACGTAAATACAGAAGAATGACTCAAAAAGATTTAGAAAAAATTACTGGTTATAAACAAAGCACCATATCTGGTCATGAAAATAGAAATAGCACACTTGATGAGTTAGATATACAAAATTATGCAAAGGCATTACAGGTAAGTCCCCAAAGTTTCTTTACGATAGCAGAAAAGCTGGAAAAAGGAGAAAGAATTACTGATGATGATGTATCAGGGATTATCACTATAAACAAGGATCAGGAAACAGAAGATGATCGTCATATGGTAATCGCAGCTCACATGGAAGATAATCTAAGCAAAGAAGAACTACAAGAGGTAATGGACTTCATTAATTTTGTTAAAAGTAAAAGAAAATAGGAGCATTTATATGAACAAGTTGGAAACACTTATAGCACAATATCCAGAAATAACTTTCAACTTTAATAATGAGATGCCTAATGGGTTAAGTGGACTTTGTGTTGGTAGTGAAATATATATCAATAATAATCTTAATCAAACCATTGCAGAAAAGTACGTAACAGTTAGTGAGGAAATAGCTCACTTTGAGAAAGGCATAGGTAATATAATTAAACAGGAAACTATTACCGAACGTCAGCAAGAATTCCAAGCCCGAAAAATAGGCTGCCTCCGAATCGTTACAATTGATGCTTTAATACTATGCTATGAAAAAGGCATCCAAACACCTTGGGATATAGCAGAAGAGCTTGAAGTTACAACGGCTTGTGTTATAGATGCATTTGAATATATCCGGATGACAAAAGGAGTATCTTTTTATCATAAAAATTACTTAGTTCATTTCTTAACTGATACACATATAAACATTCAAAAGTTTTAGTGAATTTTATTTTGAATGGAGGAGAAAAACTTGGCAAGCTTTGAAAAAAGAGCAACTGGTTGGAGGTATCGCGTTTCTTATAAAGATGGAGATAAATACAAAACAAAAACCCAAGGTGGATTCTCGACCAAAAAGGAAGCAGCAATTGCAGCAAGTGAATTAGAAAAAAAAATAAGTCGTGGACATAATTTAAATGCAGAAGATAAACTATTCTCCGAGTATATGCGAGAATGGTTTGAGGTATATAAAAAAGGAAAACATAGTCTATCGCATGAGAAAAACCTTTTACAATCTGTAAAATTAGTCGAAGAACATTTTATTGGTGTCCGTATGAAAGACTTAAATAGGGTTTTATATCAAAACTTTTTAAATGAATTATCTAAAAAACGTGCTAAAATGACCGTCAAGAAAAAACATAACTGCGTTAAAGCATGTATAAAATATGCAATTGAAGATGGAATTTTGCATAGAGACCCTACTTACAAAGCTATCATACATGGAGAAAATGAAACAAAATCAGAAGAATTAAAGTTTATCAATCAAGAAGAGATGAAAAACATAGTGGATGAATTACGCGCAAATTTGACACCACAATACATTTCAAGATATATAATTCTTTTTGCCATAGCCACTGGGGCAAGATTTGGTGAAATAATGGGGATGACATGGGACTGTATAGACTTAGAAGAGAGAACAATTACAATCAATAAGACTTGGGATTATCGTGATAAGAATGACTTTGGTAACACTAAAAATTATCAATCTGTACGTACAATAACAATTGATCAGGAAACAGTGAGTATGTTAAAAGATTTACAAACATACCAAAAAGAACATGCTCTGAAAACAGGTTTAAGGAATACTAAAAATTTGTGCTTTATTAATAATCAAATGGAAATTATAACAAATAACGCTGTAAACAAAGTTCTTAAAAAGATTTGCGCAAGATGCAATGTTAAACCGATAACATGTCATTCATTACGCCATACACATGCATCTATACTCTTATACAATGGCGTTAATATAAAATACATTTCAAGAAGACTTGGCCACAAAGATATTGTAATTACACTACAAACATATTCACATGTCTTAGATGAAATGGAACAAAAGGAATCTAGAATTGTTGATCAAACTATGTTGAATTTGTTCCAATCAGTTATATAA